AGAGGCTTGCGGATGAATTGCACGTAACGTCACCGCATAGGCAATAGGGTTAATTACCTCACCGCCTTCTACCAAAACATCAGATGTGTTTTCTGCAGTTTCATCTTGCGTCTCAGCTTTTACTTCATCTTGCTGTTCAGCGTTTGTTTCATCTTGCAGTTCGCTGCCTTGTTGTTCAGCGTTTGTTTCATCTTGCTGTTCGCTGTCTTGTTGTTCCTTTGCCATTTTTGCTCCTAAAGGGCGATTGCTCGCCCTTATTGATGGTTATTCCGCAATGATTTGTGGAGACACAATCACTTTTAAACGACCTTTTAAGATATTAGTCGTGCCGTTAATTAATTCACCTTCGCAGATTTGACGTGCTTTGAATTCAAGTGCAGGTGGCACTAAAATCACATTCGGACGAATGTTCAATAACTTGCCACCGTCACCTTTTAAGGATTGCATTTGGGCAATGACTGCCATAATGTTTTCCGCAGTAAGTTCAGTTTTCTCCACACAGTGCGCTAACTGCCAAAAACCAAAACCGGCTGCACCACGAGCACGTACACCCCATTCGTAAATATCTTCGTTAAATACGGTGTCAGACTTTGAAGGATCAAATTTCGTTTCAATTTCTGGCGCAGTGCGTTCTTGCCAAATTAACGGTTTAATCGCATTGGTGGTGTCGAAAAGATAGAATGTTGGCGCACCATCTTTTGTACCAGTCGTTAAGTTACTTTGCTCTTTACTTGCACCTGTACCATCCACATTTGGGTAAACCGGGTGATCAGTATCAAAGTAATTTTGGCCGTCATAACAAAGCGTGGTTTTACCTGCTTTTAACAAACCAAATACCAAATCATCAGGCAATTCAGCCGCACTTTGTGCCGCCTGTTGCACCATTGGACGGAATAAACCTACTTGGTCATCTTCAATATCGGTACGAGGGATACCCACCGTGCTTTCGTAAAGTTTGTTTTCAATGCTGGTGCCTTGTGCTTGCATTGCTTTACGCTGACGTTTATTTACCCATTCCACCATTTTCGGGAACTGACCTAAGAAACCATAGGTGTTCACTTTGGTGTTAGAGGATACCTTCATTGCAATTAAGTCCCACTGCGGTTTAATTAAACCTAAACCTGCAGCAAAATCTTTTTTAAACTGGGTTTCAATTGCCTTTAAAACTTCTGATTTTTTAAAGCTCATTATTTTTGCTCCTTATGTTCTGCCATAAATTCCGCTTCAGTCATACCAAGCGCACGTGCTGCCGCTTGTTCAGCCGCACTTAACGCCGCCACTTTCTGCTCTGGATCGTCTTTTGCTTGTGGCTCACCACTTAATGCGGCCATTGCAGGTGCTTTTTCTAAGTAAGCACTTAATGCCTCAACAGATAAACTTTGCGCCCAATCTTTTAATGCTGGAGCCAGTTTGCCTTGCGATAATGCCGCTGTGATTAATGTCGCTTTCTTGTCCGCTTCTACAGATGTTTTAAGCGCATTAAAATCAGCCTGTAATGCAGCCACCTGATCGACTGGCACAAATTTAGCAGGATCAGGGTTGCCCACTTGTGTGGATAACGCCGCTACCGATTGTTCTTTTTCAGCTAATTTTGCGTAAACATCTAACACGTCCACAGTGCTATCGCCTTTAGCTGCCGAAAGTGCGGTCACTTTCTCCGTAATGTCAGCCTCACTTGCATCTGCTTTTAAAGCAAACAGTGCGCATAATGCTGCCAATAATTTTTTATCCATTGGATTGTCCTCTTGTAATAAATTCACGCTGGCTGCCACCATCGCTTCATCCATGCCATCTAAAGCAGGCGTATTGGTTAATGCAGCATGAAAGATCTTGCGAACATAGCCGTCTGTGTCGTAAGCAAACACAGCCGAGATATAACGATATTCGCCATTTTTGATATAGTCCGCGGCTTTATCAGTCCAACGCACATCAGCAAAAATCCCTTGTGGGGTAAAATAGAAATATTCCATCCAGCCCGCACTTGGTGCTTCTTTGCCGTTTTTTAGGGAGTGAATAATTTGGTGTTCATAGTCAATAGGAAGAGGATTACGTTGATTATTTGCCAACGCCACCACATCCGCGCCATTTGTATCTGTTACATACCATGCCTCCACATCGGTTGGTCTGCCGTCTGTGGCGCGAAATTTGCCATAAGGTAAAAGTTGGATACGACCATACTTCGCCTTGTCAATTTCAAAACTACAAGCGGCAACTGTTAATTTCATCTGGAAACCATCCTTAAAAACTCAATCTAGGATGGCAGAATATCGAATTGAACGAGATAACAAGAGATGACTGGCTTCAGCGCAACCAAATAATTTGAAATTTTAGACAATGAGGAACAAGCCTCACATTAAAGACGTGAAAGATTGAATGATTGAAAACAACCCAAACCCATTTTAAAACGCTTTAAAACCGTTTTAAATTGTTTTAAAAATTTAAAGATGAAATCTTATACCCTGAAAGTAAAAAATCGCCCTACGTGCGATTTAGGGCGATTTTCTGATTTATTTAATTAAGCGTTGGAAGTAGCCTTGCACGTCTTCCAAAATATCTGCCTTATCTTGAGGTGTTAAAGCCAAAAAAGGACGAGCCGGAATTTCTACTTTACGACCTCGCCCAGCTTTCCCGCCGAATTGATGAATGGCCGCGTAAGGCTCATTCGTCCCAACAGTTGCCATATCATTGCTGTAGTCAGACGTAATGCTCCCCATCAAGTTTTCGGTATCGACCAACGGTGTACCTTGACGATATTTCAGCCCCAGCCATTTAGGACGCCCCCCAACATCAAAATTTTGCAGCACAGCGGATTCCATTGTCCCCGCAATACTTCGCATTAACGGAGCTCGATGAGCGGTGGCTTGTGCAAGGCGTTCTAGTGCCGATGCAATTTCTTGTGCGTTATTGATTTCAATGTCTATCATAATCGTTGATTTTTAAAATTTAAGGGGGTATAGTCGTCAAGCCACTAGAAAAGCGATGAATCTCGAGGATCGCAAGCGATAGGTTGAAATAGTACCTTGGACTGTGTGCGGTGGGTTCGAGCCCCGCCTAGTGGCTTATTCTTTAAATGCCTTTTTCCATTGCTTATCACTCACCAATCTGAACGATTGCACAAAAATTTCGTTTTCTCGACTTAAAACTTTCAATACAGCTAACAATTTCTTACCATTTACATCTTTATAAAATTGGTAGCCGAATTCATCTACAATAATTTTATCCGGTGAATTGACAATATCCGGCAAATCCGCATATTCATCAATCCCAAAATCTTGCCCATCACGACTATTAAATTGCTTAATTAAAGTATCATCAGAAAGCCACACTGTGCCAGTTTTGCTTTTCAATAAATCCTTACTTTCCGCACTCAAGACACCTGCTGCAAATTTAAAATTTTTGGTAAGACTATCTCGCACCTGTAACATTTGATCAGCAGTGAGTTTTTTTCCATCTGGGCTGAGCGTTTGTTTCATCTCCGCCACATACTTTGCCAACAATTCAAAATTGTGCTTAAACTCCCCACCTTTCATTTCAACCGTCGCAAACGCATGCGCCAGTTTTTCAGGATAAAGATCCAAATTAGGCTTGTAGTTTAATCTCCCCACATTGTAATCAAAGCCTTTATCCGTCACACGTACCGTGCCATCAGGTAATTTAAAACCTACCGTCTTTTCACGATTACCTTGCTTATCCGCAGGGCGTTCTACTTCCACCAAAAATTCAGAACTATCGTCAGGCTTATCAATCCCACGGCGTTTCAAATCTCTATCGCCTAACGCAATCACCGTACAGCGACAATTAAACCCATTAGGCGGGTAGAATGTCGCCCAAAACGGATCATCATAACGATACACCTTACCGCTCAATGCTAAATGGGCAGGGCGAGTACGCGCATCACCCACGGCGGAATATTGCCAATAAGGGCGATTATCCACGTTATCACGCAAGCGTTGATAACGCGCAGCCGAATAAGCTGACTGCATATTGACACGATAAATCGTATTTAACCGACGCGGCGTGCCAAAATATTCCCCTGTTTTTGGATCTGCCAGTAAATGCCCATCAATACCACGAATAGACGGATCTTTCCCAAAAATCCAGCCTTTACGTTCAAATTCACTCACCAGTTTTTTTTTCCAAGCGTGAAAGCCTTTGCCCTCACGCATAGCGGTTTCTAAAGATTGGTAAATATCCTTTGTCATATCAAGGCTAGTTAAGCGCGCAATCGTCGTGGCTCGTGCCAATGCGCTATCGTGCATTTCTTTTACTAACACCTTGCTGGCAAGCATTTTCTTTTGGCGCAAAAACTCAATGGCTTGTTTGGGTTCTACGCCAATGGCAAACTTAGGTGCGCTCGGCATTGGCAGCTCCTAATAAATCAGCTAAAAATACCGCACTTGCCAAATAAGCTTGATGGCTTTCACTGGTTAAATCAGGATAAAGTGCGATCAGTTTTTCCTGTGCTTCGTCATAGCTTTCACTTGCCATGACTACGCCTACAATTTGTTTCATCATAGGATCAAGCTGTTGATTAAAATCCGCATTTGCCAGTGCATCATCAATCAAACCGTCCAGTTCATCTTGTTCGTCCTTTTTACCATCTTGAGCCGACAACGCAGCAGCACGACAACCGCAAGTACAACCTTTGCCGTGATTCAACATGGCAGAAAGTGCGGTCGTTTTTTCGTCCGTTTTCTCGCCTTGCGGTGTGCTTAAAATCAGTTCGCCTTCTTGTGGCTCAGGAATCCCTAATTTATCCCGCACCCAACTTTCCGAAATCTGCACCCCAATGCCCGTAAGTTTAGGGATGGCATCTGCAAATACCGATAAATCTTCATATTCTTTCGTGTCAAACTCAAAATAAGGGACACGATGTGGCGCAATATTCGGATCAACATTAATTTGCAAATACGGCAAAATGATTTGTTGAGTGATGGTTTGCGCAATTTGTTTTGCATCGCTAACCATCAAATCACGACGCACTTCATTATGCACATTACCTAACGCATTGGTGGAGCTTTTACCATCCGCCCCCGATGTTAAGGTTTGCCCCAAAATCAACCGAGCAATAGATTTCTCGCACCAATCAACCATTTGTAAAAATGGATTATTACCCGATGCTGCACCCGCATTAGCGACGTTATGCAGTTCAATCTGCATCGATTCAGGCATAATGCCTGCCGCGTTATGCCCAATTTCAGCCAACGCACGCAGTAACGTGCGTTTCTCCGCATTAGTGGCACCAGCACCATATTTACCAATGCGAATCGGCATACCATAAAGCTCTAAAAACTCGGCAAAATCACGCACAGAATAATGCTTATACATATAAAGCCATGCCAATGTGCGATATAAGCCATCACGAGCCAACTGTGTCGAACGAGATTTATGGCGATGTACCACCCAACCAAAAGGACGTAAAGGCTCACCCATTTGATTAGCTGGCGTGCGTAATAATAAACTATCCTCTTTATCCAATTTAAACCAAGACTGCGGACAAGGTTTAAAGCCTTTGGGAACCCATTTGCCATCTACTTGCGCCCATTGAATTTCCAACGCCGAAAAACCGTGTCCCACGGCATCCATTAAATCGATAAACAAGTCTTCAAGATTGGGATATTGATAAAATAACTCATCAATCTCTGCTTGCAATTTTTCTTCTGCAGGGGTTGCATTACGTGGTTCAACAATACGCCAATCTAGCGTTAAAACTGAACGCTTACGTGTCATCATATTGGCGGCAATACTGCTATCTTGTTCTTCAATATCCATGAAAAGTTGATGCTGCGCCTGAATATCGCCGTTTTCGGCATCCTCTAAAATCTGCTTTAATTTTGAAGGCGTAATTTTTGCAGAGGGGTGATCATCTAATACACGCCCCGTTGCAGTTACTTCCGCATCATCGGTTTGTGTTGGCTCTGTTTCATTACCTTTTAAAAGGTTTTTAACCTTATCAATAAATCCCATTTAATCCGCCTTTAATGTTTCCATATTGAATAAAGATCGTCTTCATCTTCGTATTCATCTGATTCAATCTCATTCAGTTGATTTAACCCAATCCACTCAATCGCTGCCGAACTACCCACGGCATTACGCCACAACATTTCCAGCGCATCCGGGCCATCATCATGGTCTGCTTTCGGAAAATGGCGTAACTGGGAAATCAGTGTAGCTTGCGAGCTATGCAACAAAATTAAGCCATTCACCATGTGGGGTTGTAGGCTCTCAATACGCAACATTTTGTCTGTATTTGGTTTAGTTGCCGTCGCTGGAACAGGAATGCCACGTTGTGCCGAGCGTTTCACTAATTCATCTTTTAAAAACTCTTGGAATTGCACCGTTTCAACAAACCACCGCTGACAGTGGTATTGCTTCTGCATACGGATCACATCTTCAATAATTAAATCAGGCAAACGTTTCTTCACTTGCGCTTCCACAACATATAACTTGCCTGTTTCTCGGTGATACCCACCCACTAAAATGGCAGAGGGGTCACGGCTTGCCCCTGCTTTTCCTAAGGATGGGTCAAGCGCACCGAAATAAATTAAATTTGCTGGCAATTCCGTCCAATAAGTCAAACTATTGGCAAACATCGCATCATCACTGCTTAACGGGTCATTTTGATATTCCGAATCAAAGGTGGCATGCCCATCACGAGCGCGAATCTTCATCAAGGTTAAAATAGGACGAGCAGCCCAGCTCACTACTGCGCCTTTATCCATTGCCGCTTGATTTTGCGTATAGAAAGCATCAGCCACCGCTTCGCCTTCGTTTAAGTAGAAGTCCTCCCACTTATCCCACAGGCTCATATCATCAGGCTGACGAATTAAGGCTTTAAACTTAGCTGTCTTCCACGCTTTACTCGATAAAGTGCGGTTTAAAACACTGTCGTAATGGAGAATAGTCCCGATATACACCACATCTAACTTATCCCCAGCTGCCCCTAACGGAAGGACGGTTTTCTTCAACCAATCGTGCAATTTGTCACGCTGTTCGGGACTACGCACTTGTTCGTCATTTTCAATATCATCCAGTACCACCAAATCAGGACGATACGCCCCATGGCGTAAACCACGCAATTTTTTGCCAGAGCCTGCTACTTGCACTTTTTGATTGGCTTTCGTGATAATAGTTGCGGCTTGCCACACACGCCCTTGTCCAGCCATTTCAGGGAAATCAATGCGCAAACGTTGGTTAAATTCCAACTCTACTTTAAT